ACATAGCTCTAAACCAGTATAGGTTGAGACTTGAATGTTTAGTTTTATTTACTTGAAAAAACCATTCATTGTCTTCAAATTCTGGTAACTTAATTTTTTGTTTAAAATCTTTGTAACCTTTAGGCATTCTGATTATATTTTTGAATTTTAAATTTAATGTTCCATCAATAAGTTCATAATTTAAATTTTCCAAAGCAAACCTCATGTATTTTGAGTAAAAGTTCCTATTGTATTGACAGATTCTCACCTCATCAGCAGCACTGCCATATGATAAATATAGAGCTGGCCAGGTATTGCAAATGCCACCTAGTGCAGGTATTTGTGTATCAATCTGCAACCTGTAAAAGTTCCTATACATGTTTGACAATATTATTTGGCTTTTGTAAGCCTGTGAGTTGCTTGCACCATTTGACAGTAATTCGATAGTCTTACTAATCACCTGCTTCATGTCACTAGACAAACCTTGACCTGTGAAAGTTAAAGCTATATTTCCTAAAAATTTAGGTAATAATGATAATAACTCATGATTCATATAAAGAATCGATAACAGTTCGAAGTAATTTTCTGAAACATTGCACTTCTTTATAGACATTAGATGATTACTGCATTTCATTATAAATTCATATTTGCCCAACAATGCTTTACATTCACTATAAGAGTCTGGCATTGAAATATCATAGGATAACCTCCCTCCGCTATCGTCAGAGTGGGCATACATATCAAAATCTACATTGTAACCTCTGGAGAGGAAGGCTGGCTCTAACAAGTTCTTAGAGTATATCTGAACACCTGCATGCATTAGAGAACTAAGCATATTAAAAATCCCCATTACGAAGCTATAGGGCATTTCCAGATAACCACTATCCTGTTCTTCATTGAATTTTATGTATTTTTTGTAATCCTTGTACTCTGGATTTTTAAACAGCTTCTCAAAAATATGTTTCCTAGTATGTATTTCTTTTTTTGAGTGCCTAATGAAGTAATCAATTGTTGATAGGAAAAAATCATCAGGTAGTACATCTCTCATACCCAATAGCATGTACATATACTTCTCTGGATTACTTTTTGGGGCCCATTTCCTACAGTCTAATGTTAGGTAATATGTTTTATATTTAGGATTCCGATATTCAAAACATTTTTTATGGATCAAACCTGCCCTCTTTGCACTAGAGACACTAATAATCTCATTATCAATGAATTCACAAATAAATTTAAACATCTTCTCTAAAGGGTTCTGAAATAACTTGGTTGTATAATCCATAACATAAATTTCTCTAGCACCACCTCTTTGGGATTTATCAACAACATGGAAAATGACTTGATCCAATGAATTTGTCTCTTGAGCTTTTGAAAAATTAAAGTTCAGTGATCTAAGTTTCTTATGGATTACTAACTCATCATTTTCATCTTTAAGAATGTCCTCAACTAATTGGAATTGTTCTTCATAGATTTTCTTGTAAATGACATAATAGCCCTTATGACCAAAGAAATTTTTCCCTTTATCTCTTAATCCTCTATTGTTTGCCATATTATCTATAGGCTCAGTCATTATATTATTCCATTTTATATTCATATGGTTCGCAGAATGCTTGTTTCTTAGAACAGCAGAAAGTATTTTACCTACTTTATAAGCCAGTTCAGGACTATATCCAAAGTCGTCATTTAAGATTTCTTCTTTTTGGCCCACATCTAATACGTTGTACTTGTGATTACTTTTTGATTTCATATAGCTATCATGTGTATCTAATATACTTTTCATATTGTTGACTTGTTCTATAGATTGGTCAAAATGACCTTTGGACATTAGGTAAGTTGAATAAATTATAAAAGTCAAATCATGTATATTTATGATAAGTCTGTCAAGAAAAGGATGACTCACGCGAGCATCTTTGAAGGAATTAGAATCATTAGACTCATAAGATGACCATTTCTTTATAGAATTACAATAGTTCATGTAATTCCCAGCTAATCCATGTCGAATCGCATGGTCAAATGCACTGTAAGAGGGACCTCCAAATTCAGCTAACATTTTTCCAGCTTGTGAAAACTGGCCTATAGGGTTTACACATAAATAACGCATATTATGCAACATGATTTCGGTTTTTCTACGATTATGGAACATTAGCAAGACTGGCAGACAGATCATTTCAAAACTATCGAGACTATTATAACTTTCTCTCAAATAAAAATAATTAGCCAATAGTTTGTAAGGATAAGATAACATATCATTTATTACTTCTTGACTCAGCTGCATCCAAGGTGTTTCATCATAAAAATTGCCATTTGATTCAAACACTCCAGGATTCCATTTTGCAGCTTCTTGAGAACAAGGATATATTAATTTGAAAATTTTTGTTTTTCTTGTAGATGTCATTTTCTTACCGCCTTTAATTATCAAAGCAACTTCTTTTAGACATAAGTTATCTAAATATGCATATTTAGAACTGAAGGTTTTATTTGAACATGCTGCTAAAGTGTACGCCAACCTACTGAGTAGTATAGAGTTCTGAAACATTCTAGTAGATTTTATTTCGTTATAGTGTACCTTCATATCATTCATACTATGGTTCTTTAAGCTTTTGAAAAAATCGGAGTCAAAATCGTTTTGAGGTAAATTGAAATTCAGGTTGATTTCACGAGTAGCCATCTTCATATCATCAAATAACTGTAGTATATTCTGCTTTGTACCCATATATAACTTGTATCCTGACTGGTTTCCCCAATTTGTCTCACGTTTAAAATCTTCCAAGATTTGTCTGTCTAGATTCACCAAGTTCTGCTTATTTGAAACTTTGTTAATTTTGTTCATATAATATCTTTGTTTGTCTTTTAAATCTTTATGCAACTTAATTAATTCAGTTGGGTCATCCATCGAATTAATTGCATGACTTATACGCTTATGTAGAATGTCTTTAGATTTCAAATAATGATGTAGTGCTAAGCTTGCCTGACGGTAATTTTCTTTTTCCACAGTGAAGTTTTCTATTATTTTGTCAGGGCTGTCAATCAATTTAGGCTTCAATGTTAGGATTTTCTTGGCAACCATAGACTTCACATCAACGATATTTAGATTACTCAATATTATACCATCACTGTAATTGATATCTAACAACAATTCAGAATCAACATAAGTTAAAAAAGACCTCCTAGGTGAATCAATAACATTGTAAGGGTGCCCTTCTTGTGTCATCCAGCTATCAATATTGTCCTTATAAGACTTTAAGCCTTCTTCAATTTCATCAATGCTTGCTTCCGTATTGATACCTGTCAGTTGATTGTTAAGCATAACCTTATCAATAGAATCACTTTCTTCCATGGATATTAAGTTTGCATTCTTATATATCATAATCTCAACACCTTGATCTTCTACAAACTGAATAACTTCGTTATGTTTTAAACTTAGTGCTACACTGTCGTCATGTTTTGGTCTACCTTTCAGATAAACTAAATCATTGCCAGGAAAACATGAAAAGAACTCATTGTAAATTTTCAACTCATCTTTAAATATATCTTTAATTGCTTCACCTGTCCAGCATTTGCCAGAAAAAGAAGGTAAAACAGTATTTAAATAAAACATATTGTTTTTTGTTTTCTTAACCACATAAATCTCATTACTAACTAAAGTTTCAGACAAGACAGCTGTTTTGAATTTGTAAAACATTCTTTTGTTTATTTTAACAGCTTGGTAAATCCAGTTGTCTTCAATCAATAGCTGTTTGTCAACAAATTCATGGGCCAAAGGGAAATCTCTTGACCCAGTCTTAAAAAATCCGTAACTTAATAAGTAATTGTACTTGAATTGGATTTTACCAATCAATGTTTTTAAATTCATCAATGCTACACTATCAACTGAAAAACCCATTGATTCCCAAACTTTTATATTTGTGTCCAAATCTTCAGTTAAAGAAAGCATAACAGGGTAATAACTTACACTATAGCCTTTCATTTCTAGTTGTTCAATTTCGATCCTATATTTAGAACTTTTCTTGTCAATACCCTTCAAGAAATTGCCCCTCAAAGCATTCATTACCACAGTGAACTCAATGATTCTTACATGGTTGTCTGTTATATCAAAGTAATCAGGAGTTCTTGTTGAATCAATGAACGGCAGAGATTTCTCAGAATTGAATGGTGATCTAACTTTCAGTATATTCTTTTTAAATATATAATCAAAACAGTCATGTCGGAAATGTGTGTATTTTTGCACAAATATACTCGCTTCGAAGCTTAATTTTAAAGAGTTATCCATTACACTTAAGAATCTATTGCAATTTTCTAGTGTGTTCCATAGACAATCAAATTCAGGATATTTTTCTGTAAAAAAATCAATGCAAGTTATCATGTTATTAAAATTCTTTTCTGTAACTTTAGGAGGTGATATACAACAATTTGCCTGTTTGGATATTATTGTTGTTGCATCAAAGTTTACTTCATCAATTTTTGGGTTGTAAAGGTCACCCTGTTTTATAATGATCCTTTTAAGCTTTGTGATATAAAGAGACATATAAATTAAATGTCTGAAAGACACTTGTGGGCAATTGAATAAGTACCCGCTGCTTAGTTGCCTAGATAATGTTAATCTTTTTTGCTTAACTAATCTTTTAAGTCTACAAATAAACAAAATAGGATGGAAATTCACTTTGTCAGGTTCAGGGATAAGATAGTCATATTCTTCATCCCATCTAAAGTTGGTTCTGGTCAAATAGAGATTCTGCATATTCATCTTTTCCATTTCCCTCCTGATTTTCAACAATTTATTGATAAAAGTCAAAGCAAGAGAAGCCGAATAAAGGCTACTTATTAAAGGAGAGTTATTTCTCTTTAATACAGTATTTTTGACTTTACGATTTATTAAGATTATCAAACTGACACAAGGGTAAAACATTGTGGATATGTTGCTGCTTAGATTAGTTGTATTGTCTATATTAAGTTCAGGTTCTTCTGTTCTAATAATCTCATCATCTTCCTCATCTTCATCGGAGCTTTCAATTCCTACATAATCATTGATATTAAATGTCATACCACCTATCATAGAAATGAAAGGATCAAAGGAGGCTTGTACTTCTTGATCTTGGCTAATATGATTCCTATTTTCGACGACTCTCTTTATTTTCCTATTAATCAAGACTAATAGATTTACAATTGAAGAAAGCTGATACTTGTGCTGACTATTTTGACTAACAGTTTCATCACCTTCTGTATCGTCTTCATCAGAACTGTCTACATCAACATAATCATTTATGTTAAAACTCATACCTCCTATCATAGAAATAAAAGGGTCGAAAGAGGGTTGAGGAACTCTTTTAGAAATTGTATGTAGCACTTTTCTGTTTATTAATACAATCAGTGAAACAACAGACACTAAACTAGTGTGACTCTGTTGTGCCACCAATTGAACATTTGACTCAGACTGATCATTGGAATTATCCTCTTCATCTGAACTATCCATACCAATGTAATTATTGATGTTGAATTCCATGTTTCCTATCATTGAAATAAAAGGAGCAAAAGAAACTTCTGTAGTTTGGTCATTATTTATATTATTACGCCTATTAGAAATAATTAACTTTTGTTTTTTGATGATTAATAAAACAAGATGGACAATAGCATGCAATTTCACTATAGGTTTCGAATTTTCATCATTGGCTTCACATACTTCATCATCAACATCGGAGTCATCTTCATCAGAATCATCAATTCTCACATAGCTGTTAATGTCAAAAGTCATGTTACCTATCATTGAAATGAATGGCTGAAAAGAATCCTGAACAGAGGTGTCAACACTGACATCAGCTCTCTTAGAGATTACAGTTCTTTTTTTCTTTATTATTAACATTATAAGATTAACAATCGGATATAATTTAGGCAAATTTTCATAGGAACTGGTTACTGTGGGTTCATCTTGTCCACTGCGAGAGTCGTCATCAGAGTCGTCCATCCCCACATAGTCGTTTATGTTGAAGGTCATACCACCTATCATTGAAATAAAAGGATCAAATGAAGGTTGTGGCATCTGTTCATCATGATTATCATTCCTTCCTGAAAGACCATCATTGCTAAGTGTGTCTTGGTTATTATGTTGACTGTCCATTTTTTAAGAAGTGTTTGTATTTAAATAAATCTCTTTTCAATTGAATTATG